ATCCGTGTCAACATTACTATCGAGACTGACGAAGACGATCTTATTGGTGGCTTTCGTCTTGTTAATGGTGAAACTGTTTGGCATAACGGCCCAGTCATCGAGGCTCTTCAACGTGGAGCAGTATTACTTCTAGATGAAGTAGATCTGGCATCCAATAAGATCCTGTGTCTCCAATCTATCCTTGAAGGTAAAGGTGTATTCCTCAAGAAGATTGGTAAGTTTGTAAAACCCAAAGATGGTTTCACTGTTATCGCAACAGCAAACACTAAAGGTAAGGGATCTGATGATGGTAGGTTCATCGGTACTAATGTATTGAATGAAGCCTTCCTTGAGAGGTTCTGTGTAACCCTTGAACAGGATTATCCTACCCCTGTAACAGAAACTAAGATCCTTAGTATTCTATGTAAGGATGAGAAGTTCTGTAAGCACCTGGCTGATTGGGCTGATATCATTCGTAAAACCTTCAATGAAGGTGGTATCGAAGAGGTTATTAGTACCCGTAGGTTGGTTCACATCATCAAAGCCTATGAGATCTTTGGTGATAAGACTAAGGCTATTGGAGTTTGTCTCAATCGTTTCGATGATGAGACCAAACAATCATTCATTGAACTCTACGACAAAGTAGATATTGAGTTCAAAATGGATGAGCTTGAAGACTCAATGTATGATAGTATTGATGTTGAACCAACTCCAATTTTCTGATATACTAAAGTATAAACTATGAAATCATTTAATGAGGAATTTGAAATGAGTACAACAAACCCCAGTGAATTCTGGGAAGATAATGGAAGCATCTACATCACTACTGGAGGAGATAGATCAGATAACATCTCCTTTGGTGAAGGTGCACAAGTTAATCTTGAAAACTTCCCTACAACAAATACTAGATGGAAGTATGATGAGGAAAAGATCCTCAAAGAGTTGTCCGATTACATTTCTGGCACATACAATCAACACTATTCTGCTGGTACTGATAGGGTACAAACACTTGATCTTATTGAAGCCTGTGGTGATGGTGAGTCATTCTGTCGATCCAACATCCTCAAGTACGCCTCTCGATATGATAAGAAAGGCACAGCACGACGGGACATCCTAAAGATTCTGCATTACGCAGTTCTTCTGTTACACTTCAACGACAAAAACGCACAACGTGAGACTTACCCTCAATGACAATGAAACTTTCTGAATCGACTGTAAACCTTCTCAAGAACTTCAGTTCTATCAACCAATCTATTCTCTTCAAAGAAGGAAACAAACTTCGTACTATCTCGGTGATGAAGAACATCCTGGTAGAGGCAAATGTATCTGAAGAGTTTCCACGGGACTTTGGTATTTACGATCTGAATCAGTTCCTCAATGGTTTGTCTCTTCACGCTAACGCTGAACTGAACTTTGATAACCAAGAGTATGTTCTGATCAAAGAAGGTCGTATGAGGAGTAAGTACTTCTTCGCAGATCCTTCTGTGATTGTTGCTCCACCTGAGAAAGAGATTACACTTCCTTCTGAGGATGTATGTTTTGAACTCACATCACAACAACTTGAGAAACTGAAGAAAGCATCTTCTGTTTATCAACTCCCTGATGTATCTGTTATTGGTGAGGCTGGTGTGATCAAACTGGTTGCACGAGATAAGAAGAACAATACATCAAACAACTTTGAGATTGTTGTTGGTGAAACCACAGATGAGTTTGTATTCAACTTCAAAGAAGAGAACCTGAAGATTGTTCCTGGTAACTATGATGTTGTAGTTTCTTCTAAACTTCTCTCAAGGTTTACCAATCAGAATATTGATGTGGTATACTACATTGCATTGGAACCTGATTCTACTTTTGGCTGATGAATATTTTTGTTACTGATGCAGACCCTATCAGGTCTGCAAAAGTTCTTCCTGATAAGCACATCGTTAAGATGCCTTTAGAAACCTGTCAGATGTTGGCTATCGTCTGTTCTGACAAGTGGGGTCATGGGTTTGGTACCCTTCCTAAAGCTGATGGAACACCATACGCAACTGAGAAGGGTGCCTTTCGTAATCACCCCTGTACCCTCTGGGCCAACCAGTTCGTGATGAACTGGCAATGGCTCCTCCACCATGGTTTGGCCCTCTGTGAGGAGTACACACAGAGGTATGACAAGGTTCACACCTCACCCTACTGGCTGCAAAGGAGATTCTCCCCACTGGAGACCCTACAGGAAGGTCTGGCAAGGTGACTACACCCTTCGTCAGAGCAATGCCTGATGAGTTCAAACTAGATACTGGTATCACAACCTTTGATGCATATAAGATGTACATTGGTTCTAAACCATGGGTGAAGGATAACTACCTTCGCCTACCTAATCGTAAACCTGAATGGGTATGACTGAAATTTTAAAAGGAAAAGTAAAAACACTTTACTCAACTGATGAACCTCAAGAGGTATTAATTCAGTATGAAGATTGTGTCACTGCTGGAAACGGACAGATGATTGATTACCCAAAAGGAAAGGGTGCGATCTGTTGTCTGATGTCAGCAATGTTGTTTGAGTATCTGGAGAGTAACTCAATCAGAACTCACTTCATTGATTGTCCTTCACTGAACACCATGAAGTGTAAGAAACTTGAGATTGTTCCTGTGGAAGTTATCTGTAGGAATATCGCAGCTGGTTCTATCGTAAGGACCACTAGTCTCACTGAAGGTATGGTTATTCAACCACCTATTGTTGAGTTCTTTCTCAAGGATGATACAAAGAATGATCCACTCCTCACACCAGATCGTGTAAGGTTGATGGGTATCAACACAGAACCATTGATTGAAAAAACATTAGATATCAATGTGTTACTACAACAACTCTTCTTGATGTGTGGTGTTGATTTGGTTGATTTCAAACTGGAGTTTGGGTATGATGCCCATGGTGATCTCTTTGTAGCTGATGAACTCTCACCAGATAACATGAGGTTATGGAGTAAAGGACAAGGGGAGAGGTTCGATAAGGACTTGTTCCGTAAGGGAGAAGGTGATATAGTAGAGGCATATAAAACTATACTAACTAAGTTGAGACAGTTTGTATGAATACTACATTGGTAGTAAGTGATGATGGAGTTCTAACATTCACTGAAGAAATCCTCCAAGAAACTGGATGGAAAGAAGGTGATATGTTAGAATTTATTCCTGATGGTGATTCTTTTATTTTGAGGTTAGTTGATGAGTCGTAGTGAATTTGTCTGGGTTGAGTCTTATCGACCCCAAACTATTGAAGATTGTATTCTCCCTGATGGGATCAAGAATACATTCAAACAATTTGTAGAGAAGGGAGAGGTACCTAATCTACTTCTGTCTGGACCACCTGGATGTGGTAAAACCACTGTCGCAAAAGCACTATGCTATGAATTAGGAGTAGACTATTATGTCATCAACGGATCCGATGAGGGAAGATTCCTCGATACTGTCAGAAACAATGCGAAGAATTTCGCTTCGACCGTCTCACTTTCGTCAAGTGCTAAACACAAAGTCATTATCATTGACGAAGCTGACAACACAACCCCAGATGTTCAACTCTGTCTACGGGCTTTTACTGAGGAGTTCATTGGCAATTGTAGATTCATCTTCACCTGTAACTACAAAAACAAAATCATCTCCCCCCTCCACTCCCGTTGTGCAGTCATCGACTTTGCCATCAGAGGAAAAGAAAGACAAGAACTCGCAGCGAAGTTTTTCAACCGTCTCAGGACTATACTTGAGAAGGAGAGTGTGGAATATGATCCAAAAGTTCTAGTTGAACTAATTCAGAAACACTTCCCTGACTGGAGACGAGTTCTTAATGAACTACAAAGATATTCTGTCAGTGGTAAAATTGATACAGGTATTCTTGCAAGTTTCTCTAATGTAAAAACTAATGACCTCTTCAAACGACTCAAAGAAAAAGATTTCTCGGCAGTTAGGAAGTGGGTTGTTGATAATCTTGATAACGATCCCACTGTATTGTTACGTTCTACTTACGATGCAATCTACTCCCATCTTGATGGTCCTGGTATCGCTGCCGCTGTACTTATTATTGCGAAGTATCAGTATCAAAGTAGTTTCGTTGCTGACCAAGAGATAAATATGTTAGCTTGTTTAACCGAAATCATGGTGGAGTGTAATTTTAAATGAAACAACTACTACTAATTCCCCTTCTGTTAATCTTTGGGACACCAGCTTTGGCTGACTATCGTCAAGGTGGTGGAACACAACAGACTGATTGTTATGAGACTATCTATCGTGAAGAATATATTCCTGGAACTTCTCAGAGGCCAGGAAGAGTAAAAACTTTTAGAGAAAGAGTTAGAGTTCCTTGTAGGAATCAACAACCTACTTACAATGAACCTAGAACCTCACATTCCAATGTGGATGATAACTCTTGTATTGAAGGAGCTATCATTGGTGGTATCGCAGGTGGTGGTGCAGGAGCTGCATTATCTCGTGGAGATGGTAGATGGTGGGCTATTCCTCTTGGTGTGGTTAGTGGTACCATGGTTGGTTGTCAAATTGATGGAGGCTAAATGGAACTTAAAGATTGGTTGAATTCTCTTAACTTTACTAAAGAGAATCTTTTAGATGATGAACCCCATCTTGCAAAGGAGTTCCCTCCCTACATTGT